CAGCGGCTTTTTGCGCTTGTCCAAAAGCTTTCATCATAGCGCGTTTATCTGATTTCAAAACTTCCAACCAATTGTTGAGATATTTTGCATGGTCTGGCGTTGGCTCTTTTTCCAAGCCAAGCATAGCCGCCAAGAATGTTGAGCCTGTTTCTGCAATCAATTCTTCAAAGGCATACGCATTAGAACCAAAGCGGCTAATCAGTTTACGATCAAGCCGCGATTTATGGCCTGTCCAATGGCATAGCTCGTGCAATAGCGTTCCATAATAACTTTGCTCTATTGTGCTGTCTTTAGTGCCTTTAAAATCGGCTTTTTCTGGCATTTGGATGAAATCGGGTTGTGGTGCATAAAATGCCTTGCCGCCACCATGCTTGATGATTGCGCCAGTATCAGTGACAAGTTGATCTGTTGCCTTGTGATTAAAATCAGGCTTGGCTTGTTCTTCAACAGGCTTTGCATCATATCCATCTACTTGATCGGCATTGAATATAGAAAAGCCTTTCAACAGCGGAACCATTGCCTGCTCATCTGTTACCTTGTCAGTAATCATAACCTTGTCAAAAAATACAATGTCAGTACCTTTTGAACCTTTGCTAACCTTTGCGCCTAGCTTTTCCCATTGCTTATAGGTAGCCCATTGATTGCTTTTAAACTCATTCTTGTATGATGAAATGGCAGTCATAAAAATATTCGTGCCTTGGTATGGCTTGCCGCTAACGACATTATGATGACTATTGCCCGCGCTTGCTTGCCAAGGCTTTGTCCAATTAGAGCCATGCTTGTCCATCAAATCAATAACCATATCAGTTACCATTTGATAACGATCTTTTTTTGTGAATGTTTTAGGCATTTGTTCATATTCCTTTGCTAGTGTTTTGTCTTATGACAGACCAGCCTTTCGGCTGGTTTCGGCTCATTAAGCCTCATCAGTGTCATTGGTATTTGCGCGGTTTAGCAAGGCATTGCTTATAAAATCTTCACTTAATCCTAAACAACGCGCCGCTGTCATTGCGCGGTCAGCACATTCTTTCGCATAAATTATATTCTCTTTTGTGTAGCTACTGTCTGCGCGAGTGGAAAAAAGCACATAAGTTTCCGCTTGTGAGTGAAGCCCGACATAGTGCGCATACTCTCGAACTAATTGCGCTTTGTCTTTTGATAATGTTTTAGCCATTTGTTTATCTTCCTTTTGCTAGTGTTGATTATTCGATTATTAGTGGTGCGTATAAACAGCCAATGCCAACGCCGCCAAGTAATGTTGCGATATAGATACCGTTAGGAAAGCCTGTTAAAGCTTCAAGAACAGATGCAACGATAAAAACGATTGCGAGTAACATAAAGATAATAGTGTCAGTCATAACTAAGCCCCCAACGCTGTTAAAAGCATTTCATACTTACCGACTACATTATTATAGCCAAGTTCATTGCAGCGTTTGATCTTGGCTTTGATCACGTTAATGATGCCATGCTTTGCAAGGTCTTCATTGGTTGCGACTACATAAGCGAATGGAACGCCCTTTAGCTTTACAGTCGTTACATGGCTTGATTGCTTTACTGTGATAATTGGTTTTGTCATTTGTTTAGTTCCTTTGTTTGCTAGTGATTAATCTAATCAGTATAGACCAATGGACTACATGGCAAGCATAAAATGCAAAATAAATAGAATTAATTTAATCAGGCTCTAGCAGCGTATATATATAAGTATAGACCGTTGGTCTTATTTACTGTCTACAAAATACATGATATAAAGATTTATATTGCATAGAGTGCAAAGCAACGCATTGTTGCAGTGCATCCAGACATTGAATTGGATTGAATGGGTTGGCTTTTACGTTTCATTTCACACACAACACAGACAAGCTTCGCGCAGCAATGCAAGGCAAGCTGCAATGCCAGCAAATGCAAGGCCAGCGGGGGCTTTCTGGAAATGCTATGCCCCCGACAGCCGCAGCCGTGCTTTATATATGTTAAATAGTACATACCAACACACAGCCAGCGAGGTGTCATGGCAAAGCTAACAAAGACAAAGCAGACTGAGGTAGAGCAGCTAGTGACGGACGGTCATAGCATAGTGAGTGCTTGTTCATTAGCTAAAGTAAACCGTTCTATGCTTTACAAGCTTATGAAGGATGACAGTGAATTTGAGGCTGTTATTCGTGCGGCACAGAGACAGAGTGCCGAGAAGTCTTTAGAGGAACTGGATGAGTTATACAGTGATGCGCTTCACAAGCGTAAGGACTATGATCCTAATGTCTTGCGTGATTATGCTACTCATGTAAGGTGGAAGGCATCTAAGATTATATCTGACCGCTATGGAGAGGCCAAGAGTAGAACTGGTGTAGAGGTTAGTGACGGTACGGTTCGTATAGTTTGGGAGACAGCGGAGCCTAATGCAAGTTAAGATACCTTATAAGCCAAGGCTGCTACAAGCAGAGATGCACCAGAGCGTAAAGAGATGGAACGTGCTGGTAATGCACAGACGGTTTGGCAAGACAGTATGGGCTGTTAATCATTTAATTAAACACGCTCTTACTTGTGAACTTCCTAGACCAAGGGTTGCGTTTGTAGCCCCTACCTTTACTCAGGCTAAGAGAATAGCTTGGGATTATGTTAAATTTTATGCTGGTGTTATTCCAGGTGTTAGCTTTAACGAGACAGAGTTAAGGGTGGACTTCCCTAATGGCTCACGTTTGATGCTTTTGTCTGCTGAAAATCCAGATAGCTTGCGTGGTATTTACCTTGATCTGTGCGTCTTTGATGAGTTTGGTATGCAAAACCCAAGGGTGTGGGGGGAAGTTGTTAGACCAGCCCTATCCGACAGAGAGGGTGCGGCTGTATTTCTAGGCACACCAGCAGGGCATAATCATTTTTTTGATTTACTGCAAACAGCAAAGGATCAAACAGAGGAAGGCTCTGACCAGTGGTACTGGAAGATTGCCAAAGCAAGCGAGACAGGGCTTGTAAAAGACTTGGAATTGCAAGCAGCCCAATCTCAAATGACACCAGAACAATACGAGCAAGAATATGAATGTTCGTTCACTGCCGCTATTATAGGGGCTTACTATGGAAAGTTGCTATCTGACGCTGATGATGATGGAAGGATTGCAAGGGTTCCATATGATCCCGCTTATCCTGTGCATACCGCTTGGGATTTGGGTATAAACGATTCGACAGCAATCTGGTTTGCACAAATATTTAGAAGTGGAGCAATCAATGTTATTGACTACTATGAAAGCAGCGGTGTTGGGTTGGATCACTACGCTGAAATCCTACGTCAAAAAGATTACTACTGGGGAGATCACCTCGCCCCCCACGACATTGAAGTCAGGGAACTCGGTTCGGGCAAAAGCCGCCTCGAAACGGCGTTCAGCCTCGGCATCAAGTTCAAAGTCATCCCGAAAATGAAAGTGGCTGACGGTATCAACGCAGCAAGAATGATGATACCTAAATGCCAATTCGATAAGGATAACTGCAATCAAGGCATTGAAATGCTTAGACAATATAGGCAAGAGTGGGATGACAAAAGAAAATCTTTTAGGGATCATCCGAGGCATGACTACACTTCTCATGCTGCGGATGCGTTTAGGTATCTGGCTGTTGGCATGGAGAATAGACAAGCTCTGGTTCGTCCACCGCAACAAATTGCCGTCAATGAGTACAATCCGTTTTCGTTATGACCCCAACAAAAGAGGACATAAGTGACGTTTTATATTTAATGAATAGGAGTGATTTCCATAACTGGTACGGTAATGAGGAGTTTGACAAATATGTTATGCCACCTTTGCAAGCTAACCAGTATGTTATACTAAGAGATGAAGGGCGTGTGCCGTTTGTTTTTGCATCTTGGGGTTTCCCAAGCCATGACCAAGTAGGTCAGTATGTGCAAGACTTAGAGTTTATGCCGGAAGGCTACGAGGGTGGGGGTGATATTCCTTGGCTAATTGACTTTATAGCAGAGGGCGGTAAGCGTAATATCGCACTGGGTTTTCGTAAAGTAAAAAATGTGTTATCAAGTAAAGGGTACAATCAGGCGTTTTGGTTACGAGCCGAAACACAGAAGTTAGGCTTTCATCAGTGGGGTAATTAAAATGGGTAGCGTTGTTAGATTTTTTGACAAAAAAATTGTTGAGCCTTTTATTGAAAAGCCAATTAAAAAAATAGGCAGGGAAACGGTTGATGTTTTAACTGGTATGGATAAGACAGACCGTAGGCCACCCCCAACCCCAGAGCCAGAGGTAACGCCAGAGGTAACGCCAGAAGTTGTGCCTGATGAAACTATTATTGCTGGGCGTGGAACTAGGCGCACTAAACGCTCTGGTCAGGCTGGAACAATCATGGAAGAGTATGGTGCTACAGTAGCAAAGCCAATTAAAAAGGCAGTGGAAAGGGCGTAGCTATGTCATTTATGAAACCCAAGGTCTACACACCGCCACCACCGCCAGCCCCAGAACCAATAGCTGAACCTGACTACAAACGCGCTGCTGCATTGTCTGATGAGGCCGTATCAGCAGAACGCAAGAAGCGCAAAGGCCGAGGATCAACAGTTGTTGGCGGCGGGGTTATGGGTGATGAGACTGCAACAGGCGGCACTGGCGGTTCTAGTTCGCCTACATTATTGGGGTAAGCAATGGATAACATGAAAGCCATCGTCAGTCGGTTTGAGTATTTAGAAGGCCAGAGAGCTAATTGGGATAGTCATTACCAAGAGCTTGCTGACTATATGCTTCCCCGCAAAGCAGACATTGTACGCAAACGCGCCAGAGGCGAAAAGCGTATGGAGCTTATCTTTGATGGCACTGCGTTGCAGTCTGTTGATCTGCTTGCCTCATCACTGCACGGTATGCTTACCAGTGGTGCAACACCGTGGTTTCACCTAACCCTAAAGGATGATGAGCTTGGGCGTGATGAAGAAGTCCAAGCGTGGCTAGAAGATACTAGCTCTCGTATGATGAGAGCCATAACAATGTCCAACTTTGAAACTGAAGTCCACGAAATGTATGTGGACTTAGTTGTTTTTGGCACAGGCTGTATGTTTGTGGAGATGGACAAGAAGAGTATGCGGTTTAGTACACGCCACATATCAGAGTTTTATGTAGCGGAAGATCAATTTGGTATCGTTGATACTGTGTTTCGTAAGTATGTGTTGCCAGCGCGACAAGCAGTGCAGCGTTTTGGTATAGAAAATGTAAGTACGTTCATTCAAAAAAGATTTGAGAAAAAACCTGATGAAGAAGTGACTGTCCTTCATTGCGTAATGCCACGCAAGGAACGTGACCCGACTAAACAGGACAACAAAAATATGCCGTTTGCTTCTATGTATATCTGCATGGAAACAAAAATGGTTATGCAAGAAAGTGGGTTCCAAGAGTTCCCATATGTTGTTCCGCGCTTCCTCAAGGCAACTGGTGAAGTGATGGGGCGTTCCCCAGCTATGGTGGCGTTGCCAGACGTTAAGATGCTTAATCTTATGTCAAAGACCATCATACAAGCTGCACAGAAACTAATTGATCCTCCCTTGTTAGTTCCTGATGACGGATTTCTTCTCCCTGTCCGTACCCAGCCTGGGGGGCTTAACTTCTTTAGAAGTGGCACAAGAGACACAATTACGCCACTAAACACAGGCGCAAACATTCCTATCGGCTTAAACATGGAAGAACAACGCAGAACGGCTATACGCTCTGCCTTCTATGTAGATCAGCTTCTAACAGGCGGTTCGCCTAATATGACAGCTACAGAGGTAGTGCAACGCCAAGAGGAGCGTATGCGCGTTATAGGGCCAGTATTAGGGCGTTTGATGAACGAGATGCTACGCCCAATGATTGATCGTGTATTTGCCTTGATGCTCCGCGCAGATATGCTTGCACCGCCACCAGAGATTTTGCAGGGGCTTGATGTGGATGTAGAATATGTATCACCGCTGGCACGCGCACAGAAATCAAGCAGTCTCAACAGCACAATGAAAGCCTTAGAGATATTGCTGCCACTAGCACAAGCGTTGCCAGTTGCAGATCACATCAATGCTGATGGCTTGGTTAATCATGTTATGGATAGCCTTGGTGTTCCTAAGAAAGTTGTAAAGCCCCAGTCTGAGGTTGATGCCAGCAGGGAAGAACAGGCAGCGCAGCAACAGGCTATGATGGAGCGTCAGGAAGCAAGTCAGGACGTACAAGACGTAGCGCAGATAGCACAAGCGTCTAGGATGGTAGCTAAATGAGCGAACAGATAACACAACTTAAAACTATGTATACCGATATATTCGGCAGTACCGCTGGTAAAAAAGTGTTAAGTGATCTTGAGGCAAGATGTAATTGGAGAACCTCAAGCTATGTAGCTGGCGATGCCAATGCTACAGCATTTGAAGAAGGGAAACGTGCAGTCTTACTGCATATCTATAACATGATGAATGAGGAGTAATTTATGTCAGAGCAAGTTGCCGAACAGGTAGCCCAGCCAGAAGCAACCCCATCAGTGCTGGAAACCCCAGCAGAGGTTGCACAAGGCGGGTCTGGTAACGGTTTCATGGAAATGATACCAGAAGATTTAAGGGAGCATCCAAGTCTTTCACCTATTAAGGATGTTGGAAATCTAGCGCGTTCTTTTGTTAATGCACAAAAACTTATCGGTGCAGACAAGATACCGTTTCCAACAAACCCCACAGAGGAAGATTTAAGCAATATATACAGTCGTTTAGGTAGACCAGAAACCCCAGAAGGTTATGAGTTTGCCACAGACGGCAATGTAATCACGCAAGAGGTTGCGACAGAGTATGCTGGCGTAGCGCACAAGCTTGGTCTTTCACCGCAACAGGCGGCTGGGATACTAGATTACTACAAAGGTTCTGTTGGTCAGACTACAGAGCAAATGGAACAGTTAGCTCAAGAGCAAGCGGAACAGACAACTAATGAGCTAAAGCGTGAATGGGGTAATGCTTTTGGAGACAAAGTAGCAGCGGCAAAAGATATTATAGAACAGTTTGCTGGCCTTGATATGCTGCAAATGCGTCTTGAGGACGGTACAAAAGTTGGTAATCACCCTGCCTTTATAAAAGCATTTGCTGCTATAGGTGATTTTAAATCTACAGTAACAAGTGAAGATACAATCAATGATGGCGCACGAACTTCTGTGTTTACGCCAGTACAAGCGCAAGCAGAGATTGATGCTATTATGAATGACAAGAGCCACCCTTACCATGACAGAAAGAATGTCACAGGGCGGCAGAGGGCTATTGAACACGTTAATAGTTTGTTCACAATGGTTCATGGAAGCGAATAATTATGGAAGATGAATTATCCCCATTGGCAGTTCGCTTAGAATGTCTTAGAATGGCAGTGGAATTTGGTACGCAACGTGATGTAATGAACCCAGTTGATCTGGCAGAAAAGTATCACGCTTGGGTAACGAAAGAGGGTAGCGGTGTAAATCGTCCTCAAGACAGTCGGATAGACGATAGCCTAATGGTGGCTCAAAAACCTAGAAGTGTCCGTAAGGGTAGCGCATCGAAATTAGTGTAACTTAAACCGTGTGAACTTAGGAGACATAATATGTCATCAGAAATCACCACGGCATTTGTGCAACAATACTCTGCTAACGTGCAGATGTTATCACAGCAGATGGGTTCTCGTTTGCGTGATACGGTGCGGATTGAGAATATTGTTGGTAAAAATGCCTTCATAGACCAGATCGGTGTAGCGACAGCGCAGCTTCGTACATCAAGAAATGCCGACACACCTCAAATTGATACACCACATGGGCGTAGGCGTTTATCCCTAGCTGACTACGAATATGCTGATCTGATTGACGATCAGGATAAAGTTCGTATGTTGATTGACCCGACTTCATCTTATGCTCAAGCGGCTGCTGCTGCTATGGGGCGTGCGATGGATGACGTTATCATCTCTGCTGCAACTGGTGCTGCCTCAACAGGCGAAACTGGTTCTGGTACAGCAAACCTAGATGCAACCGCCAACTCTGTTGGTTCAGCATCATCAAACGATGGATTGACCGTAGCAAAGCTAACTGAAGCAAAACGCAAGTTAGACCTAGCTGACGTTGACCCATCTATCCCACGCTACATTGCCGTTGGCCCAAAGCAGATTGAAGATTTGCTTGGAACAACTCAGGTAACTAGCAGTGATTTCAATACCGTAAAGGCATTGGTTTCTGGGGATGTGGACACCTTCATGGGCTTCCGCTTTGTCATGTCGAACCGCTTGGCTGTTTCTGCCACAGATGTTCGCACTTGCTTTGCTTGGGCTGAAGATGGTCTTACCTTGGGTATAGGTAAAGACATTTCCGCTAGGATTGATGAACGCGCAGACAAAGGTTATGCAACCCAAGTTTACTATTGCATGTCAATTGGTTCGACACGCATGGAAGAAAACAAGGTTTGCCAAATCTTCTGTGATGAAACCCCAGACTAATAGGAGCTAGAGATGACTACTAAAAATTCTGACTTGGTAGCAAATCTTGAGGCTTCTCCTCAAGTTGCTAATAAAGCCCAAGAGCTACAAGGTGTACTCCGAATAGCTCAAGGTAATGTTGCTTTGGCGGCTGGTGATAGCACTGACGATGACATCGTTATGCTTGCTCCAATTCCAAGCAACGCATCTATTGTATCTTTGCAAGTAGGCTCAGATGCTTTGGGTGGAAGCTGCACATACAATGTCGGCATCTACACTGATGCTGGTGCTGTAAAAGACGAGGACTTCTTTGCTACTTCTGTCGCTGATGGCGCAGCATTAGCAGAGCTTCGTTACGAGGCAGCAGACCTCAATACCACTGGACAGCAGCTATACACAATGGCTGGTGACAGCACTGATCCAGGCGGGTTCTACTACATTGCCGCGACTTTTAATGCGACAGGTGGAACTGGTGGTGATATGGCTTTCATCATTGAGTATGTTGTAAACTAGACAAGTTAGAAGGGGCGGTACACCTCGCTGCCCCTTCTCCCCTTTAGGAGTTTGCTATGTCCTCAGTGGTTGACATTTGTAATGAAGCTATGGATTTGTTGGGTGCGGCAACGATTACGTCACTGACCGAGAACTCCAAAGAAGCTAGGCTTTGTAATAGAAAATTTGAACTTACAAGGGATGCGGTTCTACGCGCACATCCTTGGAACGCTGCTATAGCAAGAGCAGAACTGGCGGCTAACAGTGTTGGCCCTGCCTTTGGTTTTACCCATCAATTCCAATTACCCGCTGACCCTTACTGTTTAAGGGTTCTTTCTTATTGGAACACTAACGTAAATAATGACCTTGCTGCGTATGACAGCAACAGAATGTTTAAGATAGAAGGGCGTAAGATTTTAAGCAACGATGATGCTTGCAAGATTATTTATATATCTCGGCTAGAAGATACAGAAGATTACGATGCTTTGCTATCTAATGCCATAGCTCACAGGCTTGCGGCTGATACAGCTTATGCAATTACTGGTAGCAACTCTGTAGCACAGCAAATGTTTAGTCTCTATGAATCCAGATTAAAAGAAGCCAAGGGTGTGGATTCTATGGAAGGCTACCCAGAACAGCCAGTAGCGGATTACTTTATCGACATCAGGTATTAACATATGGCGCGTGTATCCAGTATTCTAACAAACTTCCGCGCTGGTGCTATATCGCCACGGCTTGAAGGCAGAATTGATTTAGAAAAATATAACCAATCTGTTAAAACATTGCAGAATATGGTTGTGTTTCCTCAAGGCGGGATAGCTAGACGGCCTGGAACTAACTACGCTGGCACTACAAAAGACGGTGGTACAGTAAGGTTAATTGACTTTGAGTTTAGTGATGAGCAAGCGTATGTGCTTGAGCTTGGTTTAAATTACATCCGCATTTACAAAGATGGCGGCATTGTAACTGAGGCCACAAAAGCAATCACAGCAATTACTGCCGCCAACCCTGCTGTTGTAACATCTAATGGGCATGGATACAGCAACGGTGATCGCGTTATGATTAGCGGTGTTGTTGGCATGACACAGCTAAATAACCGCGAGTTTACTGTAGCTGGCACAGCCACAAATACATTCCAGTTAAGCGGTGTAAACAGTTCTGCCTTTACAGCTTATGACAGTGGCGGCACTGCTGGAAAGATTGTTGAAGTCACGACTACATATACAGCAGCAGAAGTGTTTGAGATAAACTATACTCAATCTGCTGACATTATTTATTTATCACACAAAAACCATGAGCCAGCAAAGCTAACAAGAACATCAGCGCATACTGGGTGGAGCTTGTCAGATATAGACTTTGTTGACGGCCCATACTTAGATGAGAACATCACCGACACAACCATATATGCTTCCGCTAACACAGGCAGCGTAACACTTACCGCATCTGCCAGTTTGTTTGCGGCTACTGATGTAGGGCGTTTGGTAAGGCTGCGTGAGGTTATAGAGGTGCAGCATGACGAATGGAAAGCAAGTACCAACTACGATCAAAACGCTTTAGTAAGGTTTGGTGATAATGTTTATAAAAAGACAGACAGCGGCACAGATGCTTCTGGGCTAACCCCACCAGTCCACCTGTCTGGCTCTGAAACATACGGTGCTATTACTTGGGCTTATCAACATAGCGGCTCTGGATACTTAAAAATAACAGCTTTTAGTAGCGCGACTGCGGTTACGGCATTGTTCAAGAATGACGCTGGTGTTTTGCCAGCAAGTGTTGTCGGCAGTAGCAACACCACAACTCGTTGGTCATTGGGTGCTTTCGGCGGCACAGAAGGCCAGCCAAGGGCTGTTGGCTTCTATGAGGAGCGTTTGTACTTCGCTGGCACGACAGGCCAGCCACAGACGATATTTGGGAGTGTTTCTGCTGACTTTGAGAACCATACCCCAGGTACTATAGATGACAGTGCGGTAAACTTTACGATTGCATCTGACAAAGTAAACGTAATCAAACATCTTTTGCCAGCAAGATTTCTGCAAATTCTTACGACTAGCGCGGAGTTTACGCTATCTGGCGGCTCTGGAACTACGCCAGTATCACCAACTAACGTGAATGTATTGCGTGAAACTACTTTTGGCACATCAGATGTAAGACCATTAAGGGCTGGTAACAGTACAATCCTTATTCAAAAAGGCCAAGAAAAGGTCAAAGAGATTACATTTGATCTTGATACTGATGGCTTACTAGGGATTGATCTAAGTATTTTAGCAGACCATTTGCCTCGCGGTGGCCTGACTGACATGGTTTGGCAGCAAGAGCCAGAGCTAGTTCTTTGGTTTGTTCACGCTGATGGCAGACTTATAGGGCTAACTTATGACCGTGCTAACGGTGCTATCGGGTGGCATGAACACCCTCTGGGTGGCAAGTTTGGCGAGGCCACTGTAACTGTTGCTGATTATGCAAATATAGCAGTTGGATCAACGATTACTCTTACCAAGAGTGATGGTACTTCAGTTACTTTTACAAGTGAAGCTGCTGGCAGTTCTGACCCAGCCGACACATCTTTAGGATGGAGACCAAACTCAAGCAATAACGCAACGGCTGACAACATCTTTACACGCATCAATGCTCATGCGGATTTTACTGTAGCTAACCCAGCAGCAGCAGTTGTTACAATCAAAGAGACAGCCCCAGAAAGTCAGGGGTTTCTAACTGTTGTAACGTCAGATAGCACAAGGCTTGCGGCTACAAGTGAGGGCAGGGCTGTAGTAGAAAGCCTGACATCCATACCTAGCGGCTCTGAGGATCAGATATATTTATCTGTAAAGCGTACAATAGATGGGGCAACGACAAGACAGATTAGCTTTATCAAATCTTTTTACTTTAATGATGATATTACTGACGCTTTCTTTGTGGATAATGGGCTAACTTACGACAGCACAGCTACAACAACCATAACAGGCATCAATCATTTAGAAGGCCAGACACTAGCGGTTCTTGCTGATGGTTCTGCCCATGCTGATAAGATTGTATCAGGCGGCACAGTAACACTGGATCGCAGCGCATCTAAAGTGCATCTAGGCCACGGTTATACATCCTTTGTGGAAACCCTACGGCTAGAAGCTGGTGCAGATGATGGTATTGCACAGGGCAAGATCAAACGTATTCATGGCGTGACCGCTAGGTTTAACAACACTGTTGGTGCAGAGATAGGGCCATCTACAGCAAACCTAGACAGAGTACCTTTCCGCGACAGTAGTATGTCTATGAATGAAGCTGTGCCTATGTTTAACGGAGATAAAGAAGTATCGTTTCCATCTGGATATGACAATGATGCCCAAATTGTGATACAACAAACACAGCCATTACCAATGTCGGTACTGGCAATTATGAGAAGGTCTAATACTTTTGACGCTTAATATTGTGCCATTTAAAAAGGAACACATTGAGCAAATTGAAACTCGTTACCATTTCCCAGATGCGGCAAAGGTAGCCTTTACAAGTGATAATTCTATGGTGGCTTACACAGGTATGATGGATAACAAGATATTCGCCCTAGGCGGCGTGTATCAGTTATGGCAGGGCGTAGCTGAAGCGTTCTTTATTATGTCATCATATGCCTATGATAAACCACTAACGGCAGCTAAATACTCACGCGCCATGTTAGATTACATACAAGAAGAAAACAATTACAATAGGTTACAAGCCAGTGTCAGTTGTAATGACGATGAGGCTGTGCGTTTTATAGGTTGGTTGGGCTTTGAAAATGAGGGGCTAATGAGAAAGTTTGGGCTAGATGGCACTGACTACTATCGTTATGCGAGGGTGCAATAATGTCTAATCCTATTGCAGCGGGGGCTACTGCGCTTGGCGGTGTAATGAGCTTCAAGGGAAAGCAAGCTGAAGCAAAGCAAGTGCAGCAGATTGCTGAATATAATGCCAAAGTTGCTGAAAATGAAAAGATTGCCCTTGCTGAAGTCAAAGCGGATGAAGAAGTAAGTTTGCGTAAACAGTCTGAGCGTTTGGTTGGCACACAAAGAGTTATGACCGCTGCCTCTGGTGTGCAGATGACAGGTAGCCCAATGACGATAGCTGCTGACACATTTTTCGCTACTCAAATTGATGCCCTAAACATTCAGCAAGCAAGCTCAAGAGAACAGGCTATGAAAACACAAGAAGCAGCAATGACAAGGCTTGAAGGAAGGGCAAAGGCTTCTGGTTTAAAATATCAATCATACGCAAGCCTAATAAATAGTGGCTCTAAAGCTGCAACTTTGATGGGATAAGATATGCCAAAAATACCTCTATATAATCAAGGGCTAGGCCAGACAGTAACGACAAAGCCAATACAAGGTGTTCGTGCTAATGAAGGTGCGTTTACTGCTTCTCAAAAAGGTTTTTCTGCCCTTGGCGGTGCTATAGAGGATGCTGCTTTTAAATTTGGCATGGAAGAAAAGAAAGCTGAAACTGATCGTTATAGAAACAAGGTTAACACTGACGTTAATCAAGAGATGAATAATTTTACCATGAACTCTGAGGCTACAACTGTAGCTGAGTATCAGGCGTTAGCAGATAAAAAACGCATTGAACTGCGTAATAAGCATTTGTCTGGGTTAGAAGGCAAGCTAACAAAAAACCAATTTCGTGATGTGTCCATGCAGTTTGACAATACCTTTGCTGCAAAAGTAGCAATTGGTAGCCAGCAAGCTCACAACAAACATCAAGCTATACGAACAGAACAAGTAAACACTACTGTTGACGATAAGTTATCTCAGCTTAGAAGCCTTGACCCCGACAGCCAACTTTATAAAGACATTCAAACTGATTTGGATGAGGGGTTTGATAGATGGGCTTCACAAGGCATTAGGCCAAAGTACAGCAAGACAACATATCGCAGAGAGCTATCCGCAAGCCGTTTTGTAAATGATGTAGAAAGTGCGACATCTCAACCAGATATTGACAAGCTAAGAAGCAACCTTGAAGCAGAAAAAGGTGACATGAGTGCCGCTGATTACGCAGCGCGAACCACAGCTATTGATGCTCAAGAAAAAGTTACCGATACGATGCAAGTTGACGCAGCTTACGAAACAATAATTCAGAACAAACCAGATGCTACAGATGAAACATTAATCCAAGGCGTGCAAGACATAAGAGATGGGAAAGTCTTTACAATAACAACAAACGCGGGAGAAGAAGTTGTTGTTGATTTTAGCACAATGAAACCATCAAATCGTGCCATGCTTATTGCAAGAATAGAGGCTAAAAACAAATCAGATAAAGCAGAGACATTAAGCGCATTTAAACTTTCTGCTAAAGAAAAGTTTAGGTCTATTGATTCTATAGAAGATTTAAAGTCTATAAGAAATGATTTTACTAAAAAAGGGGATGATGGGAAGTATTTACATTACCCTGATGTAACTGATTTTGCTGGGCGGCAAGCAATAGAAGGTTTGCTTGATAGAGAGCTTGCTGAAAAAGCTGTAAGAGTTGTTGCAGAAGTAGACAGAGATTTAAAGGATGTTACCGCAAGAATTGTTCAGAATGACGGTATACCTCAATTAACAGACAGCCAAATAATTGCACAATCAATATCTAAACTAAATGCTGCCGGTCAGTTTGAGCAAGCTATTAATGTGCAAGATACTATAACCGCAACAATGCAGTCTGCGGCTACATTTAAAGAGATAGAATTTGCCAGCGCAGCAGAGCAAGCCGCTGCACTTAATCAGGCGGGTGATTACACTGACTACGTTGGAGAGCAGTCTTACAAACTTTTGCAGGATAGAGTAGCGGCTAGTAAGGATGCTATGAGCAAAGACTTTGTTGGATACTATTTAAAGAGGAAGAAGATAGACCCTGACGGTGAGCAGCCAACAACCAAAGAACTTTTGGATATGCAAATAGAAATGGGCATCCCGCCTTCAGATGCGCGTGTTACAAGCAATGCACAGCTACGAGCATTTTCCGCACAATATAAGTCAGTAGACGTCCAAGACAGAGGGGAAGTGATGGATCAGTTCCTTGCTCAGTTTGAGGGCAACGAAGACAGGGTTATGAAGCATTTGGTAGAAACTAACACAGTTAGCTTAGTTGATACTGTTGTTAATGCTTATTCTGGCAATGCAAACATTGGCATGGTAGCGGAAGCTAACAGTGAAAAAGGTTTAAAATTAATAAAAGACAAAGCCATTATAAGCGGAGATGACTTAAAATTAATTAATGAACGAACATCAGAAGTCATGGCTGATTACGGTCAAAGCAACATTGGCAGATTTATTGATGAAACTAGAGGTGGTGGAGATAGCAGTAGAGTTTACCACAACCTTGGCATGGTTAAAATTGTTCAAAATACAGCGGCTTACATCAAAGCTTCTGACCCAACAAAGACCCACGATGAGGCCGTAGAAATAGCTTACAATACTGTTATCGGAAATAACTTTGTATTCCCTGATGTGAACGGAACAAAACTGCGGTTGCCGATAAAGTTTGAAGCAGCAAAAGACGATATATCATTAGTCCTGACAGGCGGTATAACACTGAACAGAGAAATGCTTGCAGCAAAGGTAGAGTTCCCGCCACCAGGGATAAACATGACTGTTGATGAAGCTAACGAAGAATATCTAGATGACCTTGAAACTGAAGGCACATGGAGAACCACCACAGATGGAACTGGTGTTTATCTTGTAGACCAGACAGGCAATCTGGTTCGCATGAGGCGTGGCACTGGTGCTGCTGTAGCACCTAGCCCTACAGGGCTAATGAAAGATTTTGTTACTGTTTCATTTGATGATGTTAGAGCGTTTGGCGCAGCTATGCCTGATACCATAAAAGGTAGTAGCGCACTTGCAAAAAAACGGCGCAAAGAGTTTTATAGCCAAAGGAACTTATTTTAATGGCTAATGTTTATATCCCAGAACAAAAAGAAAATAAAAATCTGCGAGAAAATTATTTTGACTATGCAAAAGCTGGAACAGCAGATGTGCTAGGCGCGTCTTTGGATGAAGCCCTTTATTACAATCCGACTAATGCTCTAGGCAGATTAATAAACCAAAGCTTATTAGAAGGGCAAGAAGGTAGCACTCTTACAGCAGAAGAATGGTCTGAGAGCGAGTTCTTTCGTGAAGGTCTTGAGGTAGGAGATGAGGGCATAAAGACCGGCATGGCCTCGCTTCTTGCGGAACGCCATGACGAAAGATCAGCATTTAGAACAACATTGGGCAGATCAAGGGGTGGCATTGGGCTAACCGCTGCTCAGTTTGGCGTGTCACTAGCCGGTAGTATCATTGACCCTATAAACGTAGCCTCTGCTTTCATACCCTCTGTAACGGTTGCCAGAGGCGCAACAATGGCTGCTAGAATGGGCAGGGTGAAAGGCAATCGTTTTATGACAGGGGCAATGGATGGCGCAATCGGTGCTGCTGTTGTAGAGCCTTTGGTGATTGGTGCTGCATACGCGGAACAAGATCGTGAATATGGTTTGATGGATAGTTTTTTGAACGTAACTGTCGGCGCAGCTTTAGGCGGTGCTATATTCTACGGTGCTGGAAAAATATCTGATCGTTATGCAAAGCTGCCGCAAAGCACAAAAGATGAAGCGCAGCACACATCTGTAGGGCAAACGCTTTTAGATGAAAATGTTAATGTAAAAGATATAACTGATTCTGGTGAGGCAAGGGTAGCTGCAAGGCAAGCTGCCAAAGCTGCTGAAGAAGCGGAGCTAGCAAGGCCAAAATCACCATATGATGAAGATTACGAAATTGCTGACTTTCTTGATCCAGAAAAAACACTGCGCTTGTCAAATATGGCAGATGAGGAACTAGATGCAAATTTACAGCGGATAGACGCAGAGATCGAAGGTGCCTCTTTATCTGGTGATACAGTGCTAATGCAGAAATTGGAGGCTGACAAAGAAGCTATTGCTATTCAAAAGCGTAGGAACGCTGGGGAAAAGGTTGAGCGTCCGACAGAGCCAGAAGTGTCAGAGCTTGAGCCGCCTAAGTTTACATCTAAAAACGTGCCAATGATAATAGGTGGAAAGCCTAGCCTTGATCCGCGTGAAAAAATTATATCCATTAGTGACGGCACGACAACTAGGTATTTAGATTTTCAAGAAGACGATGGTTTTGGCGGTTCTGGTTGGGTGGAAGTGGATGAAACAGGAACGGCTTTGCCTCAAACAGATCAGCCTGTTATCTACGCAGAAAAACAAAAACAAAAAAAACAAGCTATAGAAGACATACAAAATGATATGCTTGCAAAGCGTCAGCAAGCACCACAAGAAGAAGTGCCTAGTGCAGAAACACAAGGTCAAGTACCACAGCCTACGCCTCTTGGTAGATTATCAGAATACGCTGATGACGTTAATGAATTGAATGCTCAAAAGCTAGATCAAGAAGACATTATGGCTAATGAGGTTGATGCTGAAAACAATATTTTGTTAGAAGAACTTACATCCCCAGAGAACCTAGCTTTGTTGCCTAAAGAAGCGCGTGACAGCCTAGATGAAATAGGTGCTTTAGAAACTAAAGTAGAAAAATATGAAACTGTAGTTGAGGCAGGGCGTGCCTGTGTCGTTAGGAGCAAAAGCGGATGAGTTGTTCTGAAGTAATAATTGATGCCGCTAAAAGGGCTGGCATTCAGTTTGACGCAGATGAGGCGCAAGAAATTGTAGACATTCTTGAGGAGCGTCTATCTAAACGTGTCGAGAATGCTCTGGCAGATGAGTATGAGGATATATTCAAGCTTGCTAGGAACATAGCAAAGCAAGCTAGGATCAATGCCGTTATTGAAAAACGCGGCAGAATATTAAACGCTAAAGCATACATAGACATTATGTCGGCTTTGTCTAAAAACCCAAAAGACCCAGCAGAAGCGTTGTCAGCTATCTTGGTTGGAAGCGCAAGGTTAGGTGAACTTAACAGTGTGGATGCACGCCAGCACGCTTTGAATACAACATATCAAGGCAGCTTGCTTGCAGCTTTAAGGGAAGCCGATCTTGAAAAAGTATTTAAAAGCAAGGACATGGAAGCGTTAATTTATGAGGCTATGTTTGATGCAGATAAGTTTAATGTAAATCAAACTTTAGGCAAAGAAGCAAAGCAAGTAGCTGAGATTATTAAAAAGCACCAAAAACTGCGTCTTGATAGAAAAAACCGGCATGGTGCGGTCATAGCTGAAACAGAAAACTATGCTGTAAGACAAGGCCATGATCCTATCATGTTAAGAAATGGTGCTAAAACAGCGGAAGAAATGGAAGCTGCAAAAAAGAATTGGGTTGATTATATGCTTGAGCGTAACAGCGATGGCAGTCTAAAACGCTTAAGTTCAAAAACATTTGTTAATAAGCCATCTACAAAAGAAGTTAATAATCAAAAAGTTCCATACACAGATGAAATGTTCCTTGGTGATATGTGGACTAATTTGGTTAGCGGTCAACATCAAAACGTAGGGTCAATGCGCGGTGATGATGGAAGTATAGATGTAGTTTCTGCATTTAAGGGACCATCTAATTTAGCAAAAAAACTAAGCCAGAGCCGTACCATCCATTTTAAAAATGGCGCGGAAGCTTATGAGTATTCAAAAAAATACACACGCATGAGTTTAGTTGACGCAGTTATGTCTGGCATTGATCACGATGCTCAAGCTATTGGCCTTATGGAAGTGTTTGGCACAAACCCAGCAGCAATGTTTGATAGGGTTATTACCGATATAAAAAGCGGTGCTAAAGAAGATATACTTACATTAGATAAGATAGGTGAGTTTAAACTTAGAAACCAATTTAAAGAGATTGATGGCACATCGAAATCAAGAGGTGCTGGTCGGCCTATAATGTTTGGTGCTGACTTTGCTGGGCTGGCTTCTGGTTGGCGAATGATACAGTCAATGGCAAAGCTAGGCGCGGCTACCATTTCATCATTTGGTGACCTAGCTACGAATGCCACGTTTATAAACACTCACACAGATAGAGGTATATTCGGTTCATACGCTAAATCTCTAGGGTTTGTGTTTTCCCGCTTTGGCAGTAAAGACCAAAAAAGATTAGCTTATCTTTTAGGGGTTGGTATTGATGGGGCTATGGGCAGCACACACGCTAGATTTGGCTCTAACGACAGTCTCCCTGGAATGATAGGGAAAGCACAACAGCACTATTTCCGTCTAAACTTGATGACATTCTGGAACGATGATCAAAAGTCAGGCGTTGCTAAAATACTAGCTGCTGATCTAGCAACTTACAAAAGCGATGCGTTTGAAAATTTAAATGTAAGAACAAAGAATGGTTTGAAGCGGTACGGCATTAATGAAGCAGAGTGGGATGTAATGCGCCAAATGGATATGGCGGCGGTTGATGGTCGTGAATATATGTTTGCTGGCGGTATAGATACTATTCCTGATGATGTTATTGAAGCTGCGGCTCTAGCTAAAATAAATGCTGGCAGAAAACGTAAAATCAAAAAAGCAACGCAATCAGCGATTGATAAATACAAAGATGATTTAGCAACAAAATATTCAATGTATATAACGGATTCCGCTGACACTGCCATCCCAACACCAGGGGCAAAAGAACGCGCTTACATGAATTTAGGCACTGAACGTGGAACTGTCGTTGGAGAAGCTGTGAGAGCCTTTATGCAGTTCAAGGCATTCCCTGTTACTTACGTCACTAAAGCCGCCCAGCGGCAGCGTTATGCGCGAATACAAGAAGGTAAAAGCGGTGTCATGGGCATAGCGCAGATGATGATCGGCACTACTATGATGGGCTACTTATCTGTAACAATGAAAGACATTTTGAAAGGCAAAAACCCGCAAGAGGTTTTTAGCGATGAGTATGGACTAAACCCTAAATTGCTTACTAGGGCTTTTGTGCAAGGTGGCGGTGCTGGAATTTATGGTGATTTCTTATTTGGTGAATATGGTGGGTATGGCAGGGGTCTTATCCAAACAATGTCTGGCCCCACATTTGGCAGCATAGATGATATTGGCAACATATATAAAAGCGCGGCTTCTGGCGATGCTGACGCTGTGCAAAAAAATGTAGCTAGATTTGTAACAAGCAATGTGCCTGGAATGAACCTGTTTTACACAAAGACAGCTTTAGATTATTTGTTTATACACGGCATGATGGAACACGTTAGTCCAGGTTATTTAAGGCGCATGGAAAAACGTATGAAGCGCGACATGGATCAAACTTTTTATTTTCCACCAAGCCAATCAGCGAATAGATTTTAACACTCTTTCTAAAAGGGCAACATTCTGGTACATTAAGCAAGTGTTTGGAGACAGAAAATGACAGTTAGCAGCACAACCACAAAGAATAGTTATAGCGGCAACGCCAGTACAACTGTCTTTGCTTATGGCTTCAAGATATTTGATGACGATGATATTACGGTTATCATTCGTACAGATAGCACTGGTGCTGAAACAACTAAAACAAAAACAACTCATTACACTGTGTCTAATGTTGGTAGTGCAAGTGGTGGTAACGTCACGTTTACTAGCGGTAACACCCCAGCATCTGGCGAAACAGTTGTGCTTATTAGAAACACAGCGCGTACACAGCTAACGGATTACACTCCAAACGATCCGTTCCCTGCTGACAGCCATGAAGATGCGCTTGATAAGTTAACTCTTATTACCCAAGAGCTAGAGGAAAACATTGGGCGATCATTAAAAGTGTCACAAACCAATGTGATTGCCACTTCTGAGTTTACTGCTGACGCGACAGCACGCGCTAATAAGATACTTGGATTTGATAGCTCTGGTAACTTGGTTGTTACTGAAGGTAAGGTTGACGCTGTAACATCGTCTGTATCGTCCGTGAGTGCTGGTGGAACGCCTACGGCAAGCGCAACCTACACTGCAAGCTCTGGCGCGTTAGCACTGGCCTTTGGGCTTGTAACAGGCAACACAGGGGCTACTGGTAGCACTGGGTCAACTGGTGCTGCTGGCTCTAATGCTGGCTTGGCTTTGACCTTTAGCACATCTACATCTGACGCTGATCCAGGCGGGGGCAAGTTAGCCTTTAACAACGGCACAATCAGTTCTGCTGACACAATCTTCATTGATGATAATGATGACAACGGTGTGGACATCAGCACGTTTGTACAGTCTTGGGATGACGCATCTAATGCAACAGCAAGAGGCATAATACTTGTAACCAAGGAAGGCACTGCCAGTACCTACGCTATGTTTAAGGTAACTGGTGCAGTCACTAACGCATCTGGATATAGCAAGGTTGCTGTAACCCACGTTGTTAGCAATGGTACATTTAGCAATACTGATGGCATTACAGTACAGTTTAGCTACAGCGGCAATGACGGTGCTGGGTCACTAACAAATGTTGTTGGCGATACTAGCCCAGAATTAGGCGGTGACTTGGATGTCTTGACTAGAGATATTGTGTCTAGCAGTAACAGAGACATTGATTTAGCCCCACATGGAACCGGCCATGTTACTGTTCTAGGAAACACAAACCCAGGTTCTATACAATTTAACTGTGAAAGCAATAGTCACGGTCAGATTGTAAAGTCTCAGCCACATTCTGCAACTGTAACAAACGTGCTTACGCTGCCAGCGGGTGGTGATGGTGAGATTGTCAGCAACGTAGCCACACAAACACTGACTAACAAAACATTGTCAACTGGCGGTAGTATTACATCTAGCTTTGGCAATATAGACAATGGGTCATCTTTAATTACAACCACTGGCACAATTAGTGGCGGCGATGTTGTGGTAAGTGATGACATTTCTGTTGGCGGCAGAGCGACTAGCCATGTAACCACAGATAACGATGGCAGTTTTGATTTGGCTGTTGGTAATGATTTCAAATGCACCACGGCTGGCGGTCTAACGCTGACCTTTACAAACCCAGTCGCAGGGCAGTCGGGCAACATCATGTTCATTAACGGCGGCAACCATACTATTGCAGCCCATGCAAGCGTAGCCATAAACGCAGATGTTCTGACAGCCATCTCAGCCACAGGAACATATCACTTGGCTTATTATTGTTCAGCGGCATCTGGTAACAACACTATCCTAGTCAGCGGTTCAGCCATCTTAACGTAGGATTTTAGTATGTCTTTAATCAAATCAGCGGGTGCTGGAGAACAGTCAACAGGCTTTTACAAGCATCTGCTTGACCAGTCGTTGAAGTTTGACGATGGCGATGCACAGTATTTAACCAGAACCCCTGCGTCTGCTAGTAATCAAAAAACGTGGACTTGGAGTAGTTGGGTCAAGCTGGGTAGAATTTCGGGAGACATGGGTTGGCTTTGGGGTGCGCAGGGTCAAACTGCAA